CATAGGCACGAACAGTCTCACCTTCGGAGTTTGTATATGTTCTATTATCATAATGTGGTGACCAAGGAAAGTTCTTTACTACTTTCTGAGTCTCTACCATTTGGCCTTGAAAATCTCTGTTGTCATATTGTGGTTCCATATAGTATTGCTCAAATGGATCCTTCTGACTACGAGCATGAGTAATGAATGGTGTGATATTAGCAGTCGGTCCTTGACATGCAATACCACCACCATATTGATTGGTGATATATGGTCCTTGTAATACCTGAATAGCTTGGTTGGTTACTGAGCCTGATGAGTTTGCAATGGGGTTTGCTGTTGCACTTACACCACCCACATCCGCAGAGCGAGCAATACTAGGAGATAAGACGCAAAGCAACATAATACCAGCAACGGATTTCTTTGTTCCATTTACTGCGTGAAAATTGAAGTTGTGTCGGTTACGCTGGTAACCTCTGTTGTTCTTTGGATCACAGTTTGATTCGTTACCCCTGGTCCCATGTAGGTCTGAGTGAACTGGAACGCTGCTCCTGGTTCTGCGATTGTGAAACTCTGTCCATTTAAATTTAGACCAGAGTTGGCGCTTGTTACTTGCCCCTCTGTTCCTCCTAATGGATTCACTATCACTGAGTTTGTCGTTGGGTTCGGACTGAGGGATTGCCCCCCGTTGGTTACGTTTGAACCCGATACTGAATATTGCCATCCTGTTGCATAATCTATAGAGTTTATAGTTTCAGTCACCTTTGACGTTGTTTCTGTGTGACTCGTCATGGATCCCTGGCTGAAATTTGGGACCACGGGGACCGCTAGGGCAGTTGCAGGTATGACACTTGCAACCACCGCACTTATTACATACCAAAATATTGTCCTTCCAGAAGTCATGATTTTTGACCTCCATTATTTAGTGTAGAATCGAGAGTTCACTCACGAACTGTCCAGTAGCATTTGTACCAGCTCCACCAGCCGTTAAAGTAATAGCACCAGTAGTAGAAAGAGTACCTGCTAGAGTACCAGCAACACCTGCAGTTGTAGATGTAATGTTGCCGTAGTTTGCTACATCACCAACAGTTACAGCAGAGGTTGGGATCGCATCACCTTGTGTGAAAGCAGTACTAAAAGAGAATGATTCTCCGCTTGTTGCCGAAAGTTGACTTGCTGAAATCGTTCCAGGAGAATATAATCCACTGGTGATTGTACCTGTTGAAATCACACCAGAAGTTGTTCCGTCAGAGGTTGCGACGTTATTCCCACTAATAGAGTAGGAATTTCCCAGTCTTGTGACATTAGTAGCAGCGGCATCAACGGTCAACTGAACACTGGAAGATAATTTATGAGTAAGAGCACCTGCATTTGCTGCTGATGCTGTCATCAATACCATAACGATAGGTAAAAATTTAGTCATTTTTTCCATCGAGTTTTGTCTAATACTATGTATGTTGGGTATTCTTTACATAGAGGTTCGGGATATTACACAATGAATTAAACTAGAGACTTGTTAAATAATATTGGTTGCCTTCGGGGACCACACAACAAACTCGCTTTAATTAGGAGCATAACAAATGACGGGACTTAGAAAGTTCACGACGAAAGATCTTAATGCAGTGGTAGATGCTGCAGAAAAATACTCAGTAGGATTCGATGATCTGTTTTACAGACTACATTCCTACGGGATGGGAAGTGTTAATGAAGCATATCCTCCATACAATATTGTACAAGAATCTAATATTAAATGGAGAATTGAATTAGCACTGGCAGGGTGGGCACAGGAACAAATTGAAGTTACTACAGAGAGTAATGTTCTTTTAATCAGATCGATTGCACCAAAGAATAAAGGTGAGGAGGAATATGTACATAGAGGCATCTCCACTCGCACTTTTGCTAGAGGGTTTAATCTTTCAGATGATGTAGAAATCGGCACAGTCAGTTTTAATAATGGATTGCTTGTGGTAGAATTACGGAAGATCATTCCTGAGCATCAGCAATTAAAGGTTTATGAAATCCAAAGTTCTCAACTACCTGAAAGTGATAGTGTGCCATCCAGCGGCACACTATAATCTGATTACTATTGGAATTCTGATTACAATAGGAGCATTACATAACCATGCACACTTCGCAATGAGTATGGATGCAGATAGTTATGTGAGACAGTGGTGTAGATCATCAGCAGAAAACAAAAAGATCTGTATCAGTTATGGTGGAAACATGGACTACTAACTGACCTATATAATGTACAACCAAAGAGACCTTGCGGGGTCTCTTTTTGTTTGGAGTTACCATGAATGTTTATGTAAATTTAAAACCGAATACTTATGACGGTGATACAGATCTCTTGACAGTAGAAGTGCCTTCATCGTATACTGATGAACTTCTTCGTCATGTGAGACCTATCGCAGAACAAAAGAATATCGATGAATCCAAAATCCTTAAGGATATTATTAAGGAAGCAGTAAACGAAATTGAAAGGAGGGATTATGAGCGTAAGAATCGTAAGAACAAGAAGTAATGAGGATGTGATTTGTGACCTCTATGAAGTTACAACACAAGAAGAACCAGAAAAAGCAGTAGGATTTCAAATGAAAAATCCCTACTCGGTCTGGATTTCTGCACCTAAAACATCTACGGTTGTGGAACAAACTGAAGAGGAGGTCACTGCTAAAATTAGTGAACCGTCTATCAACTTTGAACCTTGGGCACCGTTATCCAAAAACAAAGACATCATGATGAAACTGGACGAGATTGTTACAGTTTATGAAACTCATGAAGAGATTGAAAACAAGTACAACCAACTGATTGAGGCAGAAAATGGAAGAGCAGTCGATTAAGTTAGTTCTACTGAGAGAACGAAAAGAGTATCTTATCGGAAGCATTACCGAGTTAGATGAAGAACCAAGTCTCTTGATTGAGAAGTGTATGGAAGTTCTTGAAGACGGAACCCTTAGGGAGTTTCCTCTTCATGCTGAGCAACGTGATTTGTTCTTGACATCTGAGTGCGTTTTGACTATACTGGATCCAAGTCCTAATGTGCTGGAGACATACAAAAACGCATGAGTTCGTTTTACACCAACATTCAACTCGCTGGTGATACAATCTTGTATAGGGGATACGAAGACGGGCAACCCGTCTCGTACAGAACAAATTTCTCCCCAACACTCTACATGCTTTCTCGTAAAGAAGAAGAGTTTAAGACTCTAGAGGGTAAGAATGTATCACCCATCCAGTTTCAGACTTCTAGAGAAGCACGAAACTTTATTCAACAGTATGATGGTGTCGAAGGGTTTGAAGTTCATGGATATGAGCGATTCGTATATCAGTATATTCGTCGTGAGTTTCCTGGTGAAGTTCAATATAACATCAACCAGATGAAGATCTATGCATTGGATATTGAAGTCCAATGTGAGAATGGATTCCCTGACGCAGAAGCAGCAGCAGAAGAAATGCTATCCATCACCATTAAAGATATGGTGACAAAGAAGTATTACAGTTGGGCAACTCGTGAGTTTGTAGCTCCAGAAGGAGTTGAGACTCATATCTTCTGGACAGAACATGAAATGCTAAACCATTTTATTCATTGGTGGGTGCAAAATACTCCAGATATCCTTACGGGTTGGAATGTCAACTTGTATGATGTTCCATACATTGCTCGTAGGGTTAGTCGTGTGCTTGGGGAGAAATGGATGAAGAGTCTATCTCCTTGGAATCGTGCAAATGAAAGGGAAGTCTATGTTAAAGGACGAAAAAATATTGCTTATGACATCTCTGGTGTTAACATTCTTGACTATCTGGATCTTTATCGAAAGTTTACTTACACTAACCAAGAATCATATCGTCTAGACCATATTGCTTTCGTCGAATTGGGTCAGAGAAAACTCGACCACTCTGAGTATGAAAACTTCCGAGACTTCTATACCAGTGATTGGCAGAAGTTTATGGAGTACAACATCCAAGACGTTGAGTTGATTGACCGATTGGAAGACAAGATGAAGTTGTTGGAACTTGCCATCACTATGTCTTACGATGCAAAGGTAAACTTTGAAGATGTTTATAGTCAAGTTCGTATGTGGGATACGATGATCTATAACTATCTTACCGATAGAAAAACAGTTGTCCCCGCAAGGAAAGGTGCTAAGAAAGATGAAAAGTACGCAGGAGCCTATGTCAAGGAACCGATTCCAGGAAAGTATGATTGGGTTGTGTCTTTTGACCTTAACTCTCTTTATCCTCATCTCATCATGCAGTACAACATCTCCCCAGAAACCTTACTTGACGCAAGACACCCAACAGCAACTGTTGATAAGATTCTTACTCAAGAACTAGATATTGATGGGAAGTATTGTGTATGTGCAAACGGTGCTCAGTATCGTAAGGACATACTTGGGTTCCTACCAGAAATGATGCAGAAGATTTACGATGAACGGACCATATACAAGAAGAGAATGCTTAAGTCTAAGCAAGCTCTTGAACATGCCACCACATCTACAGAGACCTTGGCATTACAAAAGGATATTTCAAAATTCAACAATATCCAAATGGCAAGAAAAATCCAACTCAACAGTGCCTATGGTGCCATCGGAAATCAATACTTCCGATATTACAATCTGGCAAATGCTGAAGCGATTACCCTCTCGGGTCAAGTCTCGATTAGATGGATTGAGGGAAAGGTAAATGCTTATCTAAACAAACTACTTAAAACAGAGGATCATGATTATGTTATTGCTTCCGATACTGACAGCATCTATATCTGTCTTGATTTACTTGTCCGTTCTGTATTTCCTTCACAAGATGTTCCTACAGAGAGGATTGTCAACTTTCTCGACTCTGCCTGTAAAGGACGAATAGAACCATTCATTGAGAAATCGTATCAGGAACTAGCAGATTACGTCGGTGCTTACGACCAGAAGATGGTCATGAAGCGAGAGAACATTGCCAACAAAGGTATCTGGACTGCTAAGAAGAGATACATTCTTAATGTATGGGATAGTGAGGGTGTTCGTTATGAGAAACCTAAACTAAAAATCATGGGTCTGGAAGCAGTTAAGTCATCTACTCCTGGTGCATGTCGTACTGCGATTAAAGAATGTATGATTGTTATTGTGAATGAAACTGAAGAAGCAGCACAAAAATATATTGCTGACTTCAGAGATAAATTCTCTTCGTTGCCAGTTGAAGACATTTCATTTCCGAGGGGGTGTAATGGAATAAATAAATGGTCTAATCCCACAACGATCTATAGTAAAGGCACACCTATTCATGTGCGTGGTGCGTTGCTTTATAACTTCCATAACAAGAAGAACAAACTAACTCATAAGTATCCTCTGATACAAGATGGAGATAAATTGAAGTTTGTTTACTTAAAGACTCCCAACAAAATCGGTGAAAATGTTATTAGTTATTTGAATACATTTCCCAAAGAGTTAAACCTTGACAAACAGGTAGACTATGACCTACAATTCTCAAAGTCTTTCCTAGACCCTATCAAAGTTATTATGGATACGATTGGATGGAAATCAGAAAAAATGGCAACGCTGGAGTTTTTATTCGGATGAAAAAGACAAAGTTTATGGTGACCTATCAGAAAGCATTTAGTGCTGGTGCTGCCAGAGAAGAAAAACTTTTTGATGAACTGACAGATGCTCAATGGTTTGAGCGTGCTATGAAACGCTCGCAACACATCACAACATTATTAGAGGTTAAAGAGTGAATTTTCTTAAAGATGTAGTAAAGGAGATCGGCAATGAGTATGCAGGATTGGTCAGCGATGGTGTTGCTGCGGGAGATACCAGTGGTTTCATTGATACTGGCAGTTATATCTTTAACGCTCTGGTATCTGGCTCAATCTACGGTGGTGTCCCTGGAAATAAGATTACCGCTATTGCAGGAGAGTCTTCTACTGGCAAAACTTTCTTTTGTCTTGGGATTGTACAGCATTTTCTCGACAGTAATCCTGATGCAGGTGTAATTTATTTTGAGTCTGAGTCTGCTATTTCTCGTCAGATGATTGAGGATCGTGGCATTGCATCAGACCGTATGATGATTGTACCTGTATCTACAATTGAAGAGTTTCGTACACAGTCTTGTCGTATCCTTGACAAGTACATGGAGCAAAAAGAAGATGAACGTAAACCTTTGATGTTCGTTCTTGATTCCTTAGGTATGCTTGCCAGCAATAAGGAAGTAGAGGATGTGGCGAACGATAAGCAAGTTCGTGATATGACTAAGAGTCAATTGATTAAGGGTGCCTTCAGGGTGCTCACACTCAAACTAGGCAAGGCAAACGTGCCCATGCTGGTCACTAACCATACCTATGATGTGATTGGTTCTTATGTGCCTATGAAAGAAATGGGTGGTGGTAGTGGACTGAAGTATGCATCTTCTACAATCATCTATCTGTCTAAGAAGAAAGAGAAGGATGGTACTGAGGTTG